GGCGGAGGGGTACAAGGGCCTGTACCGCAAGGAATACGGCACCAGCCGCAAGGGGCAGGCGTACAGCCGGTACGACGAGAACACAGGCGTGTACACGCAGTATGTGGACAAGCGCACCGGGCGCACCTGCAACGGTGAAATTTTCGACGAGGCAAAAGGCCCGGTAAGCGTGATTGCGGGCGGGCAGTTGCAGCTAAAAAGCAGCGGTGCCAGCGCCAGCATACAGGCCAAAACGGGCATGGGCATTGTGGCCGGAACCACCGTAGCCATTGAAGCGGGCACCTTTATGAGCTTGGAGGCCACCGGCGCTATGAGCATATCGGCGGGCGGCGACTTCAAGTTTAATATTGGCGGCGACAGCGAGGAAAAGCGCAAGGGCACCACCAAGCAAGAATACCTTGACAATGTGGAACAGGAAGTGACCGGGGATGTAAAGCAGACCTTGACGGGCAACTTGGAACAAACCGTGACCGGGGATGTGTTGCAGACCATAACGGGCACCGTGACCCGCAATGTGACCGGGGATGTGACCCTTAACATAAACGGGGCCAGCATTACGATCAGCGCGGGCGGCGACATAAGCATTACCAGCCCGACCAAGGTTGAAGTTAGTGCGCCGATCTTGAACGCCGAGGGTGCCAGCGGTGATGTGAAAGTGCAGAGTATCAGCCTTGTACAGCACAAGCACACCAGCGCCGCACCTGGCAGCGAGAGCAGCCAGCCGTTACCGTAAGGAGGTGCCAGATGGCAATAGGCAGTTTTATGGGCCGCGTGTTCACCGTGAGCCACACAAAGATTTTTACCCCAAGCAACCTGAAAGGCAGCACGGGGAGCGACTGGGCAACACATGAAGTCGTGGGCGGCAAGGCCCGCAGTGAGTGGGTAGGCCCGAAACTGAAAAGCTATACATTCGACCTTTTACTGCGGGCGCAGGACGGTGTGCCTCCGCGCAGTACGCTTGATTATTTCCAGCGTATGGCGGAGAGCAGCGCCGTGGACTGGTTTGTGGTGGGCGGGGTTCCACTTTCGCCCTACCCGTTCAAGATCACGGACATAAGCGAAACATGGGACGCCGTGCTGCAAGGCGGTGTGCTGGTGGAATGTAAAGTGAGCCTGACCATTGAAGAATACCTGTAAGGAGGGCTGGGTGTGATTTTGGCAGACAGCCCGGTTATTGAGATTGCCGCCGGTACGGTGAACGACAGCACGGCGCAGGAGGTTTACCGCAACCTGCAAGTGCTGTATGGCACCCACACCGGGGAACAGGCTTTAGACCGGGATTTTGGCATTGACATAAGCACAACCGACTACCCGCAGGAGAGCGCCCAAGCGCTGCTTGCGGCGGAGTATGTGCGCAAAACCAAGATGTATGAGCCGAGGGCGCGGGTGGTGCGCGTTGAATGGACGGACAGCAAAGCTCACGACGGCAACATGACCCCAAAGGTGGTGATTGATCTTGTCTAATATCAGTGAACTGGCGAATGTGCCACAGATCAGTTTTATTGAAAACATGACCCTGCAGGAAACCGAGGAGCAGTTAAAGGCCGAGTACGCCCGGATTTACCGGGAGCAGACCGGCAAGGAACTGGTGCTTGGGGAGGCTGACGCCAAGACCCTGCTGCTGAAAGCGTTTGCCCTGATCGAATATCAAACCATGCAGTACGCAGACATTAAGGGACAGGCAGAGCTTTTGAAAACCAGCACCGGCGAGGCACTGGACGCGCTGGTGGCGCTGCTGGGTCTGACACGGCAGGAAAGCAAAAAGGCAACGGCCAAGGAACGCTTTATGCTGGCAGAGGCACGAGCCGACACCGTGGCGGTGCCCGCCGGTACGCGGGTGAAAACGCAGGGCGGGCGGTATTTTAATACGCTGGACTATGCGGAGATACCGCCCGGCGCAACCTATGTGGACACCATCGTGCAGGCGGAGGAGGCCGGAGCGGAGAGCAGCGGCATACTGGCCGGGGAAATCAACATCCTTGTTGACCCCATCCCGTACATAGCCAGTGTGAGCAATGTGGACGAAAGCACCGGCGGCCTTGATGTGGAGGACGACGACAGCCTGACCGAGAGGACCTATTTGGCACCGGGTCGGTTTAGCTGCGCCGGGCCGCGCGACGCCTACGAATACCATGTGCGGGAATGGCGCAGTGATGTGACGGATGTGCAGATCACCAGCCCGGAGCCGTGTGTGATTGCCATTTACTTTGTGATGGAGGGCGGGCGGCTGCCGAACGCCACGGAGCGGGAGGAGCTGGCCGAGTATATCAGCGGCGAGAACCTGCGCCCGCTGTGCGACAAGGTGGTGTGCGTGGAGCCGGAGGAGGTGCCATACAACATAGCGTTTACCTACTGGATTGGCGACGGCGACCAGCGAAGCGCCGGAACCATACAGGAAAAGGTGACGGCGGCGGTGCAGAGCTACCAAAGCTGGCAGCGGCACCTTGGGCGAGATATTAACCCCACGGAGCTGATCGCCAAAATACGCGAGGCAGGAGCCAAGCGTGTGAAGCTGACCGCCCCGGCGGATATTGTGGTAGGCAGAACGCAACTGCCGAAATGCACCGGGCAGACCGTGACATACGGAGGGCTGGAAGATGATTAAAGACCTGCGGGACGCCCGCCTTGTGGACGCTGTGCCCCGCGTGGTTGCCGGGCAGGACTGGGTGCGGGCGCTTAGCGAGGCAGTGGGTGTGCTGCACGAAAGAACGCTGCGCTATATCGACGACAGCCAAATTTACACAAGCCTTGACACAGCCACAGAACCCGTGCTTGACGCGCTGGCGATCAACTGGAAAGTGGACTGGTACGACACCGGGTACAGCGTAGAGCAAAAGCGTCGCATTATCAAGACGGCCCTGACGGTACGCCGCCTAATGGGCACTGTGGGCGCGGTAAAGCTGCAAGCCGACGCCATTTACCCCGGCACTATGCTGGAAGAATGGTTCGAGTACGGCGGGCAGCCGGGCACTTTCCGCCTGTATATCAATGTGACAGACACAACGGAGGAACACCCGGCCATTATTTACAGCCCGGCGGAAATGGAGCGCCGCCTTATTACCGCGAAACGGTGGAGCGCCCACCTTGAAAGCCTTAGCTACATGGTGCGCCACACGCTGGCTACCGGGTGCAGGGTGGACAAGTGGGCATACACCGTGCCGGAGTGCGGCACGATCTACTGCGGCGTGTGGTGGATGCCTGCCACTTTGGGTTATACGGCACACCATGCGCTGTTGACAGGCGGCCAGCCGGGAGCGTTTGCTGTAAGCCCGGAGTTTACCGGCACACTGCCCGTTCCGGCGACGGTGGACTATTCAGTTTGCGGGGCGCTGCGGAGCGGTGGAGCTGCAACCGGCTACACCGCAAGCCCTGAATTTGCAGGCACATTGCCGGAGGAGGCACAGCATGGAAACTGAAAAGGCTAACGGCCAGTACGGAAAGCAAAACCCGCTGTTTATGTACCAAGGAACGGCGGGCTATTCTATCCGTGCAGAGCTGCACGGGAGCAAGGGCGGCGTGGAGGCCGCCGAAGCATTTACAGCCGTACCGTCCGCCAGCGGGCAAGACCGCTGCGGTACGATGCCATAAACAACCGGGAAAGGAGGAAAACCGAACATGGCGTTTTTTACCGACAAATTTCTGAATGACCGACGGGAAGAACTGCTGCGCAGCGTTGACAGGTTCCAATACCAGTTGAACGGCAGGGCATGGCAGACCGGCACCGTGAACAGCAAGGAAATCATCGGCACGAATGTGGTCGTGTTTGTGAATGTACCAAATTTTGGGCAGGCCGACACGATCACGGGCGTAAGGGTGTACGACATCAACGGCGCACTGGCTGGACAGCAGAGTATCAGCCTGAAACGCACCAGCCTGAATGTGGGGCTGCTGCGCTTTACATTCCCGCTGATCGAAACCGAGGAGTAAAAGAGAGGAGGACAAACCCATGGCTTATGACCGCAGTTATTGGAAAGACCATGTAACTGACCAGAGCGGCGAGGTTATCCAGCAGGGAACCTTGCTTGACCAGCAGCATTTTAACAATATGGAGCTGGGCATTTCCGACATGACCCTTGCCGGGGCAATTATGCAGTTTAAGGCGGTGCAGGACGGTTATAACTACGCCGACGAGATGCACACGGCCACGCTGGCGCAGACCGGCAGCAAGTGGCCGTTTAACAACACGCCCACCACCATTGCCCTTGCGCAGCTGCGCGAAAGCACCAATTACGGCGTGGAGGTAACAGTGCTGGCGTACAGCGGCGGCAGGCTGGGCAATATCCGGGTGACTGACCGTGCCCGCAACGGCTTTAAGCTGGTGCATGACGGCAGCGCCACCACCGTGAAAGTGCAGATCAGAGTGATGGGCGGCATGACCGACCCGGCACCAACCGAGTAACAGGAGGATAAGAGCATGAAAATCATTGAGAAAAACGAGGGCAAGAAGATCAACTACAACCTGACCGGCACAAAGCTGGACTTTGCGGACGGTGCGCTGACCCTTGACCTTGCCCGCTACCAGCAGGACGACCCCGTGACCCGCGACATTATGGTGGACAGCGAGGGCTATTTGACCACCGGGCGCGGCCTGTACTACGCGGCACAGGTGGAAATCCCCGCGCGGAAGTACACCGAAACCGTGACCACGGCACAGGAAACCGACGCGCAGGCCGAGAACGGTGAGAACACCGAGGGCATGAGCCGTGAAACCGTGACCAGAACCCCGGAGCCGCTGGACACCGAGGATGTGACCCTGTACCTGTTTGCCATTGATGGCATTATGATTCACTGATAAAGGAGGATGAACCTATGGCTAATTTTGATATGGCTGAACTGGCCCTGAAAAGCGTTTGCCCCAACAACGCCATGAAGTACGACGACAAGGAAATGCCGAGCATTATGGTGTTCATTCCGAAATTCCGCCTGTGTGATGTGCTTTCTACCGCCGACACCAGCGTACACCCCGCGTTCAGGGTGAACGGCGTGGAGATCGACGGCTTTTGGGTGGGCAAGTATCAGACCAGCCACTACAACGGCAGAGCGTACAGCCTGCCCGGCGAGAACCCGGCCAACACGGCGGGCTTTGATACCTTTGTGAGCTACAACCGCGCCAAGGGCGGCAAGTTCCATGAGATCACCTGCGCGGAGTGGGCAGCCATTGCCCTGTGGTGCCACAAGGCGGGCAAGGAACCCTACGGCAACAACAACTACGGCAAGGACACCCGCGAAAGCCTGTACCGCGCAATCCCCACCAGCAAGGACAACGACAAGACCGGGCGCGTTGCCACCGGCACCGGCCCTGTTACTTGGAGCCATGACGGCACCTTGGAGGGTATTTGGGATTTGAACGGCAATGTGTGGGAGTGGTGCGCCGGACTGCGCCTTGTGAAAGGTGAGGTACAGGTGATTGCCGACAACAATGCCGCCGCGCCCACTTGTGACATGAGCGCCAGCAGCGCTGCATGGAAAGCTATTTCCGCCGCCACCGGTGAGCTGGTGGCCCCGGACGGCAACGGTACCACGCAGGGCACCGTGAAGCTGGACTTTATCAGCGGCAAATGGATTTACAGCACCACTATTGCCCACACCACCGGCGCGAACGGTTGCAGCTTTAAGGATGTTACCTGCGACAGCAGCATTGGCGCTGCGGCCAAGTTGCTGCTTCAGGCGCTTGCCATGCTGCCCGACGCGGCGCTGACGGGTGACGGCATTGACGCTACCTACGGCGGCGACTATTTCTACATCAACAACGCCGAGGCCGAGCGGTGCCTGATTCGCGGTGGCAACTGGAGCAGTGGCGGCAGCGCCGGGGTGTTCGATTCCAGCCTGGGCAGCCCGCGCTCCATTGCCAACGGCAGCATCGGGGGCCGTTCCGCTTTTTACGAGTAACTGTACACTGCGCCCTGAAACACTGACCGCCAAGCGATAGCGCGGCGGACAACAGGACAAGCCCACGCACAGCAACGGGAACAACACCCCGCGCTGTGCGCGGGCAAATTTTTTAGGGCTTTTTGGCAGGCGCAATGCGCCGGGTGGGTTTGGGGAAATTTTGGAGGAGGTGAACGAGCTATGCAGAGCGAAATGCCCGCGCCGGGCAGCTATGAACCGTTCCGCTTGAAAGAGAAAATTGGGGAAATGATGAAGTACGGCAGACCACTTACCAAGAATTTTAGCCGGAAAGATCGTGACCTTGCGGATGATATGCGGGTTTCTATGCTGAAAATGTACCATTTGGCCGTTGAGCTGGAAAAGAAATACTACCGAAAGACTACCGCGCAGGAGCTTGATGTGGAACTGGAATGGCTGCGCAATCTGGTGAGGATGGCGGCAGACAAAGACCTTTGCGGTGCGAAGTTTGCCCCGCCGCTGTCCATGCACCAGTACGAAACATGGGCAAGGTACAATACGGAAATCGGCTGCTTGCTGGGCAAGTATATTGCCAGCGTGAAAAAGTAGCTGTTTTTCTTTGGGAACGGGCCATTTACGGTGCCTGATTCGCGGTGGCAACTGGAACAATGGCGGCAACGCCGGGGTGTTCAATTCCAACCTGAACAACCCGCGCTCCAATGCCAACGGCAACATCGGGGGCCGTTCCGCTTTTCGTCTGTTAAATGCCAATTTAGGGCGGTGGTTCTGCGCCGCAAGGGGGCTGTGGCCTACGGGGTACAGCAGGGAGTGCAGACTAAAAGGGGCCTGTTTCCGTTCCCGCTTAGACAGGGCGGGAAAAAATTTGTATTGCCGTGGAGGCGGAAACGCCACACACGGCTTGGAGAGATCATTGGATGAAACACTGTCAGCAGGAAATGACGGTGATTCAAAACGCTTGGCCGGTGGTGTGCAATTTTGGTTGGCTGATTGAGGCTGACAGGAACGCCCGCAAGGGCAAGCGATACCGCGCCGAGGTTTTGAATTTTACCGCGCGGCTTGAAGATAACCTGTTCGCCATACAGCAAGGTATGATGAACGGCAGCTATGTGCTGGGGCCATACCGCAAGCTGTGGGTGTATGTGCCCAAGAAGCGGTTGGTGATGGCGCTGGACTACCCGGACAGAATTGTGCAATGGAGCCTGTACCTGTATTTGAATCCGATCTATGACAGGCTTTTTATTGAGGATTCCTACGCTTGCCGAAAGGGCAAGGGCAGCCATAAGGCCGCAAAGCGCCTGCAATACTGGATGTGCCAAGTGCAGCGCAAGCCGGGGCCGGGCTGGTACTGCCTGAAACTGGACATAAGCAAATACTTTTACCGGGTGAACCACGAAAAGCTGCTGGCGATCTTGGAGCGGCGGGTGAAAGACCCCGCCATGATGGCGTTTATACGGGGCGTGGTGAACAGCAGAGCAGAGCCGTTCGGCCTGCCGCGCTGGCGGACACCGCAGGACACGCCGCCGGAAGAATGGATGCACGAGGTGGGTATGCCGATAGGCAACCTGACGAGCCAGCTATTTGCGAACATCTACTTAAACGAGCTTGACCAGTATTGCAAGCACAGGCTGAAAATTCATTACTATATCCGCTACATGGACGATGTAATCATCTTGGGGCAGGACAAGGAAACCTTGCACCGCTGGAAAGCGGCGGTGGAAACTTTCTTGCGGGAGGAGCTGGCGCTTGATTTGAACAGCAAGACCAGCATACGCCCGGTGCGCCAAGGGGTTGAATTTGTTGGTGTGCGGATATGGCCCACCCACATGAAGCTGCGGAAAAGCACCGTGCGCCGCATAAAGCGGGAGGTGCGCAAGATCAGTGCTTTGTATGCTGCTGGCGATATGACACGGCAGGACTTTTACCGGCGCATTGCCAGCATTAGGGGGCTGCTAAAGCACACGGAGAGCGCAAGCCTGCGGTGGCGGCTGAACGAGATTTACCGGGCGGAACTGGAAAAGGCCAAACAAAAACAACTGCGAGAGGAGGCACAGCATGAGCCATTTGCAGATCATAGCGGAGCTGGAAACGGTGACGGAAATGCAGGCACGGATTATCAAGATCATGGCAACCCGGCTTGCAGAGCTGGGTGACACTGTGACCGGGCGTGACGAGATTGCGCAGGCAGACAAGGCATACCGCGACGCCATAGGAGGCGACGAGTGGCCGGACTGGGCAGAACAAGGAGGAGAGGACGATGGAGAACCCTATCACACGGGCGGAGCATGAGGAGTTCCGCCGCCGCTTGGAGGAGGAGAACAAGCGGCAGGACACACGCATTGGCATTTTGGAGGACAGTGTGCGTCAGATCGGCGCGTTGGCAACCAGCGTGGAAAAGCTGGCCGTGAGTATGCAAAGTATGCTGAAAGAGCAGGAAAAGCAGGGCAAACGGCTGGAAGCGTTGGAGGGCCGCGACGGCGAGAAGTGGCGCAAGGTCATGGGCTACATTGCCACGGCGATTGTGGGCATTGTGCTTGGCTACCTGTTTAAGCGGATCGGTATGTGAGGGGGCGCGGGAATGTGAAGAATAGCGTTGAAAGTGTTGAAAACGCCGCAGAGAAAACGGAACGCCGGAACATCAAGGTTATGGACTTGATCTTGGTGATCGTCGGCGTTTCTCTGCTGGTGTTCACCATTGTTATGATTCAACTTTTCAAGGTATACGGCACGGTGCCGGACACCTTGATTACCTGCGTTTTTGCTACCCTTGGCGGCGAGTGCGGCATTATGGGCTGGATTAAGACCACCAAAGACCGCAACCGAGAACGGAAGTGGGAACAGGAGGACAAGCAGGAGGCAAAGGCCGAGGCGGCAGAGGTGCCGCCCGGCGATATGCCCGGCGCATAATGCGTAAACAGAAAACCACGGAGAGCTGCGGGTGCGGCCCTCTCTCTTTTTCGGAGGAAACCGTATGGAACAAAGAAAATTTCTCGCAATGGTGGGGCCGCTGGCACAGGCCGATATGCAGAAAAGCGGAATCCTTGCCAGCCTGACCATTGCGCAGGCAATCTTGGAAAGCGGCTGGGGTGCATCGGAGCTTGCCACCAAGGCCAACGCCCTGTTTGGCATTAAGGCTGACGCGCGGTGGAGCGGGAAAGCGTACAGCAAGGACACCAAGGAGTGTTACGACGGCGCAACCTACACCACCATTACCGCGCTGTTCCGTGCCTATGACAGTTGGGCAGAAAGCGTTGCCGACCATAGCGCGTTTTTGTTGGCGAACAAGCGGTATGCGGCAGTGGTTGGCGAGCGCGACTACAAGGTGGCCTGCAAAGCAATCAAGGCGGCGGGCTATGCCACCGACCCCGGCTACCCGCAAAAGCTGATTGGGTTGATTGAGAAATACGGCTTGACCGTGTACGACGGCAAGGCGGAACAGGAGGACAAAACGAGTATGAATATCAGCATTACCAAGAAAACCAGTACCCACAACACCACGGCGGCAGCAGGCCGCGCAATCCGGTACATCGTTGTGCATTACACCGCCGGTGTGACCTCTAAGCCGGGCAGTGCAGCGGGCACGGCCTCTTACTTTGGCAGCACCTCTAAGCAGGTTTCGGCGGACTTTATCGTGGACGACGGCGGCGCGGTGCAGTACAACGGCGACATTCGCAACCGCTACACTTGGCACTGCGGCGGCGGAAAGTACAATACCAAGGGCGGTGCTTACTACGGCAAGGCCACGAACCGCAACACCATTGGCATTGAGGTATGCTCTACCAATGACACCAGCAAAATGACTGTTGCCAACGACAGCCATTGGCGCTTTACCAACAAGGTTGTGAGCAATCTTGTGGAACTGGTGAAGTACCTGATGGCGGAATACGGTATTGACGCCGCCCATGTTATCCGCCACTATGATGTGAACGGCAAGCCGTGCCCCGGTATCATCGGCTGGAACGAGGACACCGGCAGCGCCGCCAAGTGGGCCGCGTTCAAAGCCCGCCTTGGTGCAGCTACCACCGGCGGGCAGACCGGCGGCAGCACGAACACCGGCACCGCCACGGGCAACACTGCGCTGACATACAAGGTGGGCGACATTGTGCAGTTTGCGGGCGGCAAGCACTACGCCAACTCGCAGGCTACCAGCGGCACAACCGTGAAGCCCGGCCAGGCCAAGGTGACGGCAGTTGCCCCGGCGGGCAAGCACCCGTACCACATTGTACACACGGACAGTGCCAGCACCGTGTATGGCTGGGTGGACGCGGCGGCCATTACCGGCAAAGCAAGCGCTACCCCGGCGGCCAAGACATACACCGTGAAAGCGGGCGACAGCCTGTGGCGCATTGCTGCGCAGCAGCTTGGCAATGGTGCCCGCTACAAGGAGATCAAGACCATGAACGGGTTGAAAAATAACACCATCCACGCCGGGCAGGTTTTGAAGCTGCCCAACTGACCGACTATATATAGGAGGAAAAGATCATGAATGAAGTTGTGACCATCGTTGTGAACAATCTGCTGGAAATCGTGTTTGCGGTGCTGGGTGCGTCCTTTACCGCGCTGGTTATCCCGTGGCTGAAAGACACCGGCCTGCCTTGGCTGAAAGAAAAGCGCCTGTACTCCATCGTGAAGAAGTTCGTGGAGGCCGCCGAGAAGCAGGCCGAGGCGGGCACCATTGACAAGGCGACCAAGAAACGCTTTGTCGTGGAGCTGTTGGAGGCAAACGGCATTACTGTTACCCCGGAGATCAACGCCTTTATTGAGGCGGCGGTGAAAGAACTTGATCTTGCCGAGAAAAACGCCATTGGGGAGATCGGAAAAATTTTTTCTGACGCCGAGCAGACCCCGCAGAACTAAATACTAAGATATGGCCCCGGCTGCTGTTCGTTTTGAACGGTGGCCGGGGCCTTTTCTATTATGCGGAGAGGTTGACAAAAGCGCCGCAGACCGCTATTTTTGAATGGTATTGTGTGCTAAAGCTGCACAGAACGGCAGAAACCGACACTGGCAGCGCAGATATTGGAGAGGAGGAAACACAGTGCGAACCTATAAGCACCTGACCATGACAGACCGCTTGCGCATAGAAAAGTGGCTGAAAATGGGGATGAAGCCGCGAGAGGTGGCGGACAAGCTGCGTGTTCATGTTTCGACTATTTACCGGGAGTTGAAGCGCGGCGCGTATGACAGGTTGGACGGCGGAACATGGGAGGTCAAAACCGCGTACAGCCCGGACATTGCCGAGGAGAAATACCAAGCCCACCTGCGGGAAAAGGGGCCGGACTTGAAAATAGGCAATGACCATGAGCTGGCGAACTATATTGAAACCACGATTTTAGACAAAGATTGTAGCCCGGCGGCGGTGCTGGGGTTTGCCATGATTGAGGGGAAAAAATTCAAAACCAGTCTGTCGGTGCCGACGATCTACAAGTACATTGCCAAGGGCCTGTTTTTGAACCTGACGCAAGAGGAGCTGCCACGGCACGGAAAGAAGAAACACAAATATAAGAAAGTGAAGAAGAACAAAAGCGCCAGCCGCGCCCCGGCGGGCGAAAGCATTGAACAGCGCCCGGAGGAGATCGACGAGCGGGAGGAGTTCGGCCATTGGGAGGGCGACACTGTGTACAGCGGCAAGGGAAAGCGCAAGACCACCCGCGCCCTACTGACCCTGACCGAGCGCAAGACCCGGAAAGAAATCATTATAGCGATACCAAACCGCAAGGCTGAAACGGTGGTCAAGGCACTGGACGCACTGGAACGGAAACTTGGTGCCCGGCGGTTTAGGGCAATCTTCAAAAGCATTACCTTTGACAACGGCACCGAGTTTGCGGCGGCGGAGGAGCTGGAACGCTCTTGCATCAACAAGCACCTGCCCCGGACGAAAGTGTATTTCTGCCACCCGTATTCCTCTTGGGAGCGAGGCACCAACGAGAATACCAACGGCATGATTCGGCGGCGGTTTCCCAAGGGAACGAACTTTGCGGCGGTGACGAACGCGCAGATCACGCAGGCCGAAAACTGGATAAATAATTATCCACGGAAGATATTGGGGTACAAGTCAAGCGAGATCGTATTTAGGGAGTGTCTGCGGGAACTGGGCATTGCGGCATGATGGGTAGATAAAGAGAGCAAAATATAGATAAATCGTTGAAAAAGGCGTGATGTGGTATAGCCGGTGCAATAGAATAGGGGTTATAACAAGCTGCTAACAAAAGAGTGAATGTTGACGGCTTTGTTGCGGTGCGATAAAATGTACAAAAATATAAGCAAAAAGTTGTTGCATTTGACTATTGAATTTTTCTTTACCTAGAAACCGCTCTAATGAACTATGCAAATTCTGGCAACTGTGATATAATGTATATACCTAGATGTGTCGGAATGGTTATCATTTGCGGGATCAAGGCATGCAGCCGGTACAACGTTTTGTCAGCCGCTGTGCCGGGGCCAAAAGCCCCAAAAGCAGGCCGCAGCCCGGCAGGGGATCGCCAGACCGAGGGGAGCACAACCAGGCGTTTTGCAATCAACACCTGCAAAGTGCCGCACATCTGCCGTACCACTTTTCACACAAAAGGGGAAAGTAGTAACACTTAAGGGAGGATAAAACTATGAAGAAAAACCTTCAGCGTTTTGGTGCATCCGTGCTGGCAGCAGCCATGGTTGCCCAGAGCGTGGCGCTTCCCGCAGCAGCCGAAACTACCAAGATTGATTCTTCGGTAGCGCAGTCTGTTGCAGCTAGCGCAGCAAGCGCGGCCAGCGCTGTGCAGTCCCTGCCCAAGTTCACCAGCACCGCAGACCTGATCAAGCAGACAGCCCAAACGCTGGCTGCCCAGGGCGAAGTGCATGAACTGGAGCAGGACGATGCCAAGCTGGAAGCGACTGCACAGAGCAAGGCGGGCATGAGCCTTGCAGCGTTGGAAAATGCACTGGCCGATGCCATGTACGCCAACGCCGCAGCCGGCAAGATCAACACCGAAGCCTATGGCCTGAACAAGGACGAGATGGCATCGGTGATGGCTGCCACCATCAAAACGTATCATCTGTCCAGCGCCGTTACCGACCTGGGCTATGAGACGAACGCCGCAGGCGTTGTGACCGCCGTTACCTTTACCGGCAGCTCCGGCATGACCTCTGCGATGGAGTCCATGACCAACAGCGATGATGAAGTGATTGCGCAGCAGGCTGACAGCTACGCACAGGCTTACGTTGCTGAAAACTCCGATACCTTTGCGGCCAGCGCCGCTGCAGACGGCCATACCTATGGCGAGCCGAAATGGTACTGGAATGACACCAACCCGGAGGATGGCCACACCCATAAGTGGAAAGAGACCCCCGACGGCTACTGGACCAAGACCGATGACGGCTGGGCTTACACCGCTGTGTATACCTGTGAAAAGGACGATGCCTACCAGAAGGTAGAAGGCACCGTAACCAAGGATACCACCGAGGCAAAGCCCGGCGCTGCCGGCAAGACCGTTTACTCTGCCAGCGTGCCCGCTGACAAGAGCCCGGTTAAGAAGGAATACAAGGAACCCACCACCCGCACCGACGACATTGCCGCCCTGCCCTGCCAGAACCATGCCGTGCCCAAGGATGCAGATGGCAACTTTGTTGCTACCTTCAACTGGGAAATGAAGAAGGTCGAGGGCGAGCTGGCCGCTGACTACAGCAACGCCCAGCTGTTCTATGACAGCGAAACCGGCAAAATTTCTGCCGGCGCTCCCGTTACCATTGACTGGGAATGCACCAGCGTCACCTTCAAGTGCGCTGTCTGCGGCGAAGAAATCAAAAACCAGCCGGTAATGACCATGCCGGTCAGCGTTGTGGTAGACCAGAATGACAATTCCGTCTACATCAACGTGGGCGGCACCCCGACCCTGGATACCACCTCCGGCGGCACCGGCGTTACCCTGGTGTCCGCAATGAAGGACGGCAACTGGTACGATATGCAGAACAACCCGGTTGACGCAAGCAAGGTGAACTTCACCTATCAGAGCGGCGACAACAAGGGCAAGAACAGCCTGCTGCTGTACGACAGCCAGAAGACTGCCGTGTATGTGGACGACCAGGGCAACCAGGTCACCAATACTTACGATGTCTCGACTGCGCAGATGAACTACTACTACTTCCAGCTGTCGCAGTTCAACCAGGACGAAGCAGAGTACTTCGGCGTGGTTGCCCCGTTCTGGACCTCCAAGGGCGTTCAGAAGCAGGGCGAGGATGGCAGCATCACCGGCACCATGGGCGCAATCAAGGTATTGTGCAGCATTGATCCGAACGATGATGTCCCGCCGACCACCATGGCATTCATGCTGAACATGCTGCCGCAGGCGTTCATGTCTTACGTCATGAACTATGGCGAAGCTCTGAAAGACATCCGTGATGCAGGCTTGGCACGGGTTGCCGAGCTGGGTAACAGCGCTGACTATGTTACCAAGCTGCTGATCCTGCACGACTGGATCTCCCAGGTTGCAGAATTCGATATGGGCTCCATGGGCGATATCACCGGCGGCGGCAACAACGACCCCATCCAGACGACTGCTTTCGGTGCCCTGCTGGGCGGCGAGATCGGCGCTAAGGGCGTTGAGTATGGCTGCATCTGCCTGGGCTATGCAGCTGCATTTAACTACATGGTCCAGAATTTGCCTGACAACAAGAGCATCTATAAAAATGATGACGGCAGCTGGAAGACCCCCGATGAAGTAGGCGATAACGCTGTTGTTGACTTTGCCCAGATCCTGTATTACTGCGATACTGCTGATACCAGTGTTGCCGGTAATGCGTTCGGCGGCGGCATGTTCAACAACGTCCACTACTTCAACGCAGTCAAGGTCAACAAGCTGCAGGGCGACAGCAACTCTGCTACGATGACCACCGGCGAAGCCAACAAGAACTGGTACTATGTTGACGTCTGCTATGACGACGTGAACACCGAGTGCATGGCCCAGACCCGCGTTGAGAACGCAGGCGACCTGCGCCATGTCAACTTCCTGGTTTCTCCCTCCGGTCTGGAAGGCCGTTACAGCAAGTACTATGATTACATTGACTCGCTGTACGATGGCTACACCTACACCAAGAACAAGAATCCCGATGTGGATGATGACGGCAATGTTGTGTTGAACAACGGCAAGCCGCATTACTCTTACACCAAGGCGGAGAACAAGAACGAGACCCGTTACACCGATACCTGCTACGAGGATACTTGGTTCACCTCTATCTGCAGCCCCATCTACTTCGACAATAATTACTTCTATTACGTTGATACCACGACCAACCAGAACCTGTATAACAACATGCGCCGCCAGCAGTCCGAGAACGGCAACAACGGCAGCTCTGGTTCCGGCAGCTCTGGTAACAACTCCCAGATGCAGCAGTTCATGAAGAAGATGCAGAACCAGGGCCCCGATACTCTGGAAGCACGTCCGCGTACTGCGAACTACTATATCCGCAAAGAGGATTCCAGCAGCAGACCCGGCGGCTTCAGCATGAGCAGCTTTACCAAGACGGATGACCCGTTTGATATCATCCTGATGTACTACAACGATCTGAAGGAAACCAGCAGCAACTTCAATGATGACGACAGCAATGCCAAGGTTCTGGCCGAAGCTGGCACCATCTATAAGATCGATACCAGTGCAACAGATAAGCATACCAAGGTTGAAAACAACCTGAACACCGAGTGCCTGGCAGACGCTGCTGCAAAGCGGATCTACCCCGCACTGGTACACTCTACCGCACTGTATGATGGCAAGCTGTACTTCAACGTCAACAACGCCATCTACCGTATGGACCCGACCACCGGCACAGTGGAAGAAGTGAAGGAATACAACACCGTCTATGGCGGCATTAAGCTGACCAAGGATAAGGACGGCAACATGGTTCCCGATACCCACTTTCCCGGCATGAGCATGGTTATCATGGATAGCGCCCAGGATACCAGCAGTGTGAAGTATCTGGGCACCTTCAAGAACCATCCTCTGGCGGGCCTGACCCTGCGTGACAGCTACAGCTTTGCTACCACCACCCAGCAGGGCCAGACTGTGATCACCGGCATCAACACCACCAAAGATCAGCTGGTCGTTTCTGTCGGCACCAACCTGTCCAACACCTATAAGGAACTGGTGGACGGCAAGGCAGAAGTCAAGACCGATGCCTCCGGCACTTCTTATGCAAACCGTAAGAGCTACAAGACCGAGTCCTGGAACTACAACCCGAGTTACAACCAGAACATGGGCAGCTCTGACGAGAAGAACAAGAACGAAGAGTTCATGTGGTGCGCTAACCTGGTTGAAACCATGCCGATGTCCGACATGGTCAGCGACCTGAGCAGCGGCGCAACCAGCGATGTTTCCGTTGAAGCATGGTGCAATACCCCTGCTTATACCCAGGCCCGCACCAACAAGTACGGCCTGACCAAGGGTGAAAAGAAGTACGCTGACGGCGCACTGCCCAAGGGCCATACCTGGGCTCTGGACGAGCTGGAAACCAAGTCCGTTGGCAACAATGTGTACCTGTGCTCTGATTGCCATACCGCAACCGAGAGCGTACCTCACACTGTAACCCTGCCGGAAGCAGTTCAAGGCGTTACCCTGACCCTGGGCACCACCAACAACACCTACATCAAGGACGATACCGTTACCCTGACCGTAGAAAAGGAAGGCACCGATATCGTTACCGTTACCGCAAAGAACGGCGATACCGATGTTGCTCTGACTGAAGTTCAGGAAGCAGCGCAGGACGAAGCCGCAGCCCAGGCTACCACCGAAAAGGCTAAGACGGTTTACACCTTCACCATGCCAGACGGCGATGTGACCATCAGCGTTACCAAAGACGCCAAGACCTATGAGGTCAAGCAGGCGGCAACCACCAACGGCAAGTTGGAAATCAGCCCGGCCACCGCTGCTGAGGGCGCGACCGTTACTGTTAAGGTTACCCCGGATGCCGGTTATGCCCTGAAGGAAAATGGCCTGAAGGTTACTTACACCGATGCCGACAACAAGGAACAGACCGTTGAAGTGAAAGCTGGCACCGAAGCCAACACCTACACCTTTGCAATGCCTGCTTACCCTGTCAACGTCAGCGCAGAGTTTGCTAAGGAATACAAGGTTACTGTGGCAGACACTGCGAACAAGAACGGCGAAACCAAGGTGAGCGCAACCGCAGCTGTTGAAGGCACCGAAGTTACCGTTACCGTTAAGGCAGCTGATAACTACCAGCTCAAGGCTGACAGCCTGACCTACAGCTACAAGAGCGGCGAAGATACCAAGACCGAAAAGCTGACCCCGAACGCAGAAGGCAAGGCTACCTTTAAGATGCCCGCAGCTGATGTCAAAGTCACTGCAGAGTATGTCGAAAAGAAACCGGAAGCCTACACTGTGACAGTGAACAAAGCTACCAACGGCACTGTAACCGCTGATAAGGAAACCGCCGCAGCAGGTGATACCGTTACCCTGACTGTTGAGGCAGACGAGACTATGTACTCTCAGGCTGTGCTGGCTGAGGACGGCCTGAAAGTTGCTGACAGCAAGGGTGCTGCAGTTGCATGCACCGATGGTGCTGACGGCACTTACACCTTCACCATGCCTGCCGACAACGTAACTGTCACCGCAACGTTTGAAATCGTTGCATATGGTGTTGAGGTTGCACCGACTGAACATGGTTCTGTTACCTTTGAGGGCGGCAAGAAGTACTTCAAGGTTGGCGAGAATGTTACTGCTACCTTTACCGCAGAGGCTGGATATGAGCTGGCTAGTGCTTCTTATCAGGAAGGCAACAAACCTACAGACATTACAGCCAAGGTTAAGGAAGCTAGCAACACTTACACCTTCACTATGCCTGAAAACTATGTGAAGATCGAAGCAACCTTCACTGCTGTTCAGCCTACTGAACCTACTGAGCCCACCGAACCCACCACTCCGGATGAGAACGGCGGCGACAACACCGAAACCGAGGCTCTTGAGGCCGAGGAGCGCACCGTTCATGGCACCGCTGAAAAGACCACCATTACCGCAATGGCTGTCTTTACCTGCACCGATAAGAACTGCGCAAGTGCACAGTTCGTGGATGCAACGGTAAAGCAGACCAGCGGCGTTACCACCGCTGCTGTCACCTTCAACGGCAAGGACTACACCGCCAAGTACGGCGAGAAGAACGGCTGGGTTGAAGAAAACGGCAAGAAGTACTGGTACGAAAACGGCGTGAAGCAGGGTACTGAGGGCCGCGGCAAAGAGATCTATGATCCCGATTCCGATGCTTGGTACTGGCTGGATGCTGTCCAGGGCGGCGCAATGACCGTCAACAAGGACGTTTACCAGGAATCCGCCGCCGGCCAGTGGGCTGATAGGCCCGATGGCACCGGCAAGTGGGTCCGTTACGATGAGAACGGCCACATGGTCAAGGGCTGGCAGACGACCGATAAGGGCACCTACTACTTTGACCTGATCACCGGCGCTATGGCTAAGGGCGCAGGCGATATTGACGGTGTACCTTGCGCATTTGACGAGTACACCGGTATCGCTCTGGACGGCCAGTGGCTGACCATCAAAGGCGCTGACTTCTGGTACGAAAAGGGCGTTCGCCAGGGCCTGGATGGCCGCGGCAAGGAAATCTATGACCCGGCTTCCGACGCTTGGTACTGGCTGGATGCCGTTGACCAGGGCAAGAAAGCCACCAGCAAGGATGTCTATCAGGAATCCGAAGCTGGCCAGTGGGCTGACCGCGCCGATGGTACCGGCAAGTGGGTCCGTTACGATGCACAGGGCCACATGATCAAGGGCTGGAGCGCTGACAAGCGTTACTATTTCGACCCGATCTATGGCACCATGGCTAAGGGCGATGCAGTCATCGATGGCCGCACTTATCATTTCGATAAGAACACCGGCATTCGGCAGTAATCCCACAGCCGGAACAATGAGCTGTAACCCAGCCCATTAACCCCTAAATAGAAATGCCGCAGCAGATGTAACAGTCTGCTGCGGCATTTTTGTATTTGTGGGCATAGGTTCGGTGAAATATTTGCCAGGCCAGTAGGGCGGGGGACCCCATGATTGTGGTGGCTCCCCTGGAGGGGAGCTGGACGCGAAGCG